AATTGTAGTTATTGTAATAAATTACAATGTAGTGAAAAAATTTGTGAATGTTTACACACAATAAAAAGTACGGATGAATGGGGTCAAGAATTGTAAATAATCTCCGTATGAAAAATAAAAAAAAAATAAAAGCAAAAGATAAGCGTGATATTGAATGAAAGAATATATAAATAAATTAATAGATAATTTGCAGTTAAAGCAAAAAAAGATAGAAATAGATTTAATATTAGATGGTGGTGCATTTAGTGGTAGTTATTTAATAGGAAATTTATTATATTTTAAAGAATTAGAGAGGCGTAATATTGTAAAGATAAAACGATTTTCCGGTTGCAGTATAGGTTCATTACTATCATTAATATATAAATTAGATATTCTAGAAATACATTCAAAGGTATATAAAATAATAAAATTCAACTTGAAGAATGGTAATATGAAATCATATTATAAAATTTTGAAAATAGTGCAAAAACACATGCCCGAAGATTTTTATAAATCGTGTAATAATAATCTATTTATTACATACTTTAATGTAAATAACCCAAAACAAATAGTAAAATCAACTTATAAAAGTAATAAGGATTTAATAGAAACAATAAAAAAAAGTTCGCATATACCCTATGCAATATCGGGAAAATGTCTGTATAAAAAAAGATATTTTGATGGTATTTATCCATTTATATTTGAGAACGGTCAAGATAGAAATGTATTATTTTTAAATTTATGCGGGAATGAATATATTTTGAAGATGTTGTATATTAAGAGTGAAACAAATAATACAGAGCGCATAATGGAAGGAATATTAAAATGCCATACCTATTTTTTTTATGGAAGAAATACACATTATATAAATAATATTTATGATAATTCAATGACGTCATTAATTCAAAATGTTATTTTAAAAATGAGAATTTTCATATCAAAACAAATAGTGTATTGTATTCAATATATAAATTATATAAATGCAAATAAAAATATGCGTGAATATCACTATATATCAAACTATGTAAAAAGAATAATACAATATATATTGTATTATAATTCGAATTAAACAGAAAATGTCATATATATATTATTAATGGAAGATTTATATAATCATAATATTATTGTTGAATATATCAACAATAATATAAATGATGATGAGACTGACGAGGGGAATAGTGAAAAACAAGAAATATACCAAAAAATGTTTTTGAAATGTTTATATTTGGAAGAATATAATGATACAGAAGTAATGGAGCGAATTGATAGTCTATATAATCGGGTGAAAAGCAATGATACAATAAAAAAATGTTGCGAAAAAATACAACAAAATGTGCCAATGTTATCATTAGTACCCGATATAGAAAATAAAGCACCTAACTCTTTTATGTTTTTATTTGCATATGATTATTTTGAATATTTTCATCTATGTTTAGTAGATTTAATTAAAGCAGGGGATATAACGCAAGAAAATGAAAAAAATATAATGAAAAAAACAGACAATCTATGCCGGAAATAAAAATAGCAATTACAAAAAAAATATTTGAATTGTAATGGACTTGCTGACATTGTGCACAAGTAAGGAAATAAGGAAATAACATAAAAAATAATAAACTATTTTTATGTTATATTGTAAAATTATTTATTTACATCGCGGTTTAAATCACGTGTAGCAACGGCATTTCTTAACATACCAGAGTCGGGTGTTTCAACAAAATTAGAAGGATTAGCAATACTACTTTCTACAGAATCTAAAAGAGGTGTATTTAAATACGGCATAAAACTAATTTCGGATTGTAAATTGCTAGATTTACGGTTGGTAAAATTTTCGCCCTGAATTAATTGCGATTCAATGTTAGAATCAACTTTACCTCTACCTAAATAAGGTACAGTAAGGTAAGGTCTTTCTAACAGCGCAAGTTTAGCGTGTTCTTTAGTTTGTTCTTGGTTTACAAGCAAATTAGAATTAGTATCTATATTAGCACCATCTAAACTGGTTTGATGAGAACCTTTATAATTCATGTTAGGGTGACTGGTAGCAAAAGCAATCGTTTTTGTCATTTGACTGTCAGAAATGAAATGATTTGTTAATAAATAATCATTTGTTTTAGAATTTTGTAAGTCAGTTTGTTCTGTGGTGCATAATTCACTGCCCATTCTACACATGTCGTTAAATTTAAAATCTTGAACACTGCCCATATTGATATATATATATCATAAATATATTTTTATTTAATAAATAATAATGTTATGATTTAAATTAAATAATAATATGAATATTCATAATATTCATAATATAATACGTTTATTTCTTAATAACTTGTAACATCTTTTCTACTTGGTAAGTTACCATAACAGAATTTGGCAAATGCTTCTTGATTATTGGGAACTTCTGTATTTGGCATAGAGTGAAAAGACCTCATTGAATGGTCGAATTCATACTGGTCTCCTAAATCCTGAAACAATCGTTTATCTATATTTTGAATATCAGGATTTAATGATTTAATCATATTTTTAGTTTTTAAATTTATGTCTTTAACACCTTCCTTTGTAAATGATGATTTTGCAGAACCTCGTGTTGGTTTATCCAATATATCTGTTACTAAAACATTTGCTAAAGGATTTTCTTTGGTAGCATTTTCATAATGAATAATATTTTCATTTTCTCTCAACTTTGAATTATCTTGTTCAAAATTTTCTTTAATGTTTTTATTTTTTCTAATGAAAAAAAGAATAATAATTGCCATTATTGAAATAATTCCTGAAAATAAAACATTCGTTTTATTAGATAGGACATACCCAATAATAGTTAATGCTATTACTAACCGTGTAACAGCATTTAAATTATGTTCGTATGTTTCATTTTTAATAGGCCAAATATCTTTAATATTTTCGGTATCGATTAATAATTTGGGTTCATATATCCAGAAGGTTGTCATTATATAATACTCTATATTATACTATTTAGATTTAATATAGTTTGATTTATTATTTTTTCCCCTTTTTCTTTTTTTTTCCTTTTTTTTTTGCATTACTATTCCCATTAGTATTATTCGTTTCATTGAATTCTTTTATCCATTCATCGTCTAAAATAATTGCGGGTTTTACTGTATCTGCTTTATCAGCGTTTAATTTTTCCCTAATTGATTGAGCTATTTCTGCATTTCTTTTTTCCTCCAATTTTTTTAATAATCTTTGACGTGTATTATTCGAGTTCATATGTTTTGTAAATGCACCTTGATTAAATTGAGATTTTTTATTACCAGTCATTTGCTTTAACATCTCAGCCATACCTCCTTCACCCCCCATTTGAGCCATCATCTTTTCAATGTCACCCCCGCCCATTTTCTTCATAATATCTTCCATACCTGGCATATTTTTAAATTTATCCATCATTTCACCTGCTTCACTAACAAGTTCTTCTTGGTTCAATTCGCCCGACTTCATTTTAGCATCTATCTTACCTCCAATCTTTTTAACAATATTCATAAGTTTTTTAGGATTTTGAAAAACCTTCTTAAACATATCATCTGCATTATCCATATCTTCTAAATCTACATCAAGCTCTTTTGCAGTTTCTTCAGCTATTTCAGTAGCTAATTTACCAATTTTACCATCCATTAATTGAGAAATGTGTGAATGTAATTCATCTGCATCAGGTAATATATCTTCTAAATTAATATTATTGCTTCCATCTGTTGAAAAATTAAAATCATTTCCTGAATTATCAGAAGCGAGATTAGACATCATATCTTCCATATCCTTAGAATTAAACATTGTCTGCAATTGTTCCATACAGGATTCTAATTTATCTTTAAAATCATCTTTATTAATACTTTCGAACAATTTACTGGTATCACCAAAAACATCATTCGATTCTAAATCACCAACCGTAGATAGTAGTATTAACTGTAAATATTTCCAAATTGCTTGTTTTGTGTTGTCTGAAACATCTTCTAAATTCCACAATTGCTTAAAATCAAGATTGGGCAAAAAATATAATGGTTGGTCATAATCTTCATTTTCTTCACTAGCTTCGGTTGAAAATAAATTTTCATTTTCATAAATAATATTAAAAAAATGTTTGGGATAAACTTTCTTTATATGTTCTAATAATGGTTCAATTAATAATTTTTGATTATCATCAAATAAATTTAATAATGTCTCTTTCGATTCTGGGAAACTTCTATGTAAATCAGAAATGAAATCAATTAAAACCTTATCAATTGGTTTATTATTATTATCATTATTTTTTGAACCTGATTCTTTTTCTGCCATTATACTATATTTTACTTTATAATAATAATTATAACTTGTTTTTAAATTATTTGAAAAATATGTGTTAAATATTTATTTTTGGTATTTATAAAATATTTACATATTACATAATAATGCCTATATCTAAAATGGGAGTTAATACATATCTTGGTAATTGTAAATACAGTCATACAAGACAATTTATTTTTACAGGTAGTAATTCAACTAACCAAAATAAAGCGAATAATAATAAAATTAAATCAAGAGCTGTAGAAAATGTTTGTGGTTGTGCTACAAATATTGAACAACAACAACAAGAAGCAGCTACATTTGGAAACACACAAGAATTAAGAATAGCAGTTAATTTATGGATTTCAAATAAAAATGCCGCAAAACTTCAATATGGTGAAATAAATACTTGGAATACATCGTTTATTACAGATATGAGTTATTTATTTGAAAATGCAGCCTCATTCAATGATAACATTAGTTCGTGGGACGTGTCTAAAGTGAATGACATGAATTACATGTTCTCTAATACCGTGTCATTCAACCAAGATATCAGTAATTGGGAAGTTGGCAACGTGATGACTATGGTGGGTATGTTCTTTAGAAGTCAGAATTTCAACCATAACATCAGTGGTTGGAACACGAGTAATGTGACGAATATGCAGATTATGTTCAAGGAGGCACCTAACTTCGACCAAGACATAACTGGTTGGAATGTGAGTAGTGTTATCGCTAACGGGTTTGATGATATGTTTTTAGGTGCTGCAGCTATGGATACTATTCGTAGCGCACCAGCTACACCATCCACCTGGTTTACTTTGCAACAAAATTAATAGTTTAAAATATCTTTTTATGTTTATTTCCAAAATTGAATTTAATATATTAGTAAATAATATAATATATACAATATGATATTATCTGATGAGCAAGAACTTGCTATTAAAAAATTCAATAATGGTGAAAATTTATTTATAACTGGTCCCGGCGGTACAGGTAAAACGTTTTTGATAAAGGAGTTAATAAAACAGTCAAGTAAAAAAATTCAAGTATGCGCATTAACAGGGTGTGCCGCTTTATTATTACAATGTAATGCCAGAACTATACATTCATGGAGTGGTATTAAATTAGCTAATGGTAAAATTGAAGATATTGTTGATAGCGTTGTTAATAATAAATATTTGAAAAGTACATGGAGGTCAAAGCAAGTATTAATTATTGATGAAATTAGTATGATGTCTAAAAAAATATTTAACTTATTAAACATTATTGCAAAAACAACCCGACAAAATGATAAACCTTTTGGTAATATGCAAGTCGTGTTTTTGGGTGATTTTTATCAATTGCCACCAGTAAATAAATCAGACGATAAAGATGGCAATAAATTTTGCTTTGAAAGTGATGATTGGATTGAATTATTTCCACTGAGTAATCAGATATTATTAACACACATTTTTAGACAAGATGATGATGAATATAAAAAAATTCTTATGAATATCCGTAAAGGTCTATTTGATGAATCTACTAAAAAAATATTAGAAACAAGAATTATTAAGTTTGAAAACAATGATAAAAGACAAGATGATATTATTAAAATATTTCCATTAAAAAATAAAGTTGATATTGTAAATATATCTAATTTCGTAAATTTGGAAGGAGATAAATATATGAATGTTACATCAATTAGAAAAGATGTAAAAGAAATGGTAGATACAAAAAAAGAAATCCCCAATAAATTAATTGATGCGTATAAAAGAGCCAGTCCAAAACAAATTGAATATGAGATAAGTTATATTAGAGGGAATAATCCTAGTGTAAATGAATTACAATTAAAAGTTGGCGCTCGCATAATGTGTATTATTAATTTAGATATGGATAATGGTATATGTAATGGCAGTCAAGGTAGAGTTGAGAAAATAACTACATGTGTAGATAACAAAATGAAATCTATACTTGTACAATTTGATAATGGTATTAAAAAAGAAATAGCACAACACGGGTGGCAAAGTGAAGTATATCCTAATATTGTTATGTATCAATTCCCAATAGTATTAGCCTGGGCAATAACCATACATAAGATACAGGGCGCTACATTAGATAAAGCTATAATGGATATTGGAGATAGTATATTTGAATACGGACAAACATACGTAGCATTATCACGAATTAAAAGATTAGAAGGACTATACTTGACTGCATTAAATATAGATAAAATAAAAGTTAATCCTACTGTAGTAGATTTTTACAATAAACTAGAAAATATATCGGTTATAAGTGATAATAAATAATTTATTATTTATGTGAATAATCCAGGAAAGATGTATCAATGCATTCTTCTATAGCATCTTTTGAAATATTATAATCAATATTTTTAGAATCTATTAACCTATTTTTTCTCCATTGCCTCCATTTACAATCTTCAACTTCAATTAAAACCGAAATATATATTTTGCTAGTTTCTAATTCAAAAAACTTTTCTACACCAGGTAGTATCATCATTTCCTCACTTTTGTATTCTCCGTGTTGTTCATATTGTATATTGCCCAATTTTTCAACACCTATTGTAGTTATTGATGTGATTGGCGTAGGAGTTATTATTACATACGCTTTTTTATTACAAGAGTTATTTATGCGAATGTTGCGACGAATACCTATTTTATGTAATAATCCAGTATCTTTTGTAGGTTGTCTTGATTCTTTCATATTTTGAATAAATGTATTCATAAATATAATATATATATTATGAATATATATTATTTATTATCTACAATATTTGAATTAGCACTCTGAATACAGTTTCGATAATTTTGATAAATTCAAAATATATTGCATTGAAGTATTTTGGTTTTTTTCACCCATTTCACTAATTGGACCTCTTATTTTATTAATAGCATCAATCACTCCTTTTGTATCAGACACATGTTGCATGTCTTGTGAATAATCTTTGTTCAAAAAATATGTAATATTTCCTTTCTCAATTTCATCCATATAATTTTTGCAGATATGGTCGAACCATATTCGTATTAACAATACAGGATTCGCTTTTTTTAATGTGCTAACTG